GCTTCAAGCAATAGACGAACAGCAGGGCGTTCGTTTTGGTCGAAGTTATTAACAAAGACTTCACAAGCGAAATCAAAGTTAAGACCTGTTGCCAACTTCTCAAAGGTTTTGAGAATACGAGTTGAAACAGGTGTATCGAAGATTGTGTTGCTATCAGTATGAGCAACTTCATCAGCACCACGAGAGCGTGACCTCATGCCATAAGCAAGTTCGAGCAACGAATCTGATTTAAGAATCTTGCTCTCGATACTTCTGTCGTAGTTGTAGTTCAACTTAATCTCGAAGCGGTCTTTCCATGCTTCATTAAGTAATTGCGTGCCACGATAATTTGGATTCATGTCAGCAACAATTAACAAGTTGTCATGGGCTTTGATTACTTCATTACCATTCTCCATTACAGTAATTGAGCGCCTGTAATCGAGTAATGGCATTAGGAATTGTTGAACATTCTTAGCGAGTGTATTTACTTCACCGATAAGAAGAACGCCACCATTACGAACTAAGCGAGTAACCGCCCCGTCTGTCCATGACAACGAACCATTAGCGTTTGGAACATAACCGCCAACAATTTGTGTGTAATCAAGAGCAGAGTTAGAAGGAATCGCAAAGAATGGAAGCCCAAGTAATGAAGCAATCCACATAGAAGAGGAAGTCTTACCTGTTCCCGCTTCACCATACAGAAGAACATTTAATTTGTTCTGTAATGCGAACTGATACATAGTTAGTTCATCAACATCACCAGCGAACTTTCGTGGAATGTAGTGTGCGAACTCTTCAATCTTTGGAATGAAGAGAGAACGCTCATCAACTAATTGCGAATGAGTTACTGATACAGATTGTTCCGCGTATTCAACGCGAATCGGTGAGTCAGACTTTGTAGAGCGTTGCCCACGATTGTCGGTGTAATACTGAGCAAGAGAAGCAGGGTTGTTATCAACCGCCTCAAAGATTGAATCAGCAACAACAATCGCTTCATCACCGAGTGTTTGGTCACCGAGCGTGTGTTTGCGAATTAGTTTCTGAATCAGAACGCGTGGAAATCCTGTGTCGTTGAAATCGTTAATGTCATTCTGAGATACAGGAATTGCGACAGGCTCACCGATTAGTGGTTCGCCACTTTCATAAGTGAATGGTTCGCTAGTCCAAGCGTTTGCTCTTCCTTGCTTTCCGTCAGTTAAACGAGAACGAGTAATAACTCTTCCGTCTATGTTTGCGATAAATACCTGTCGTGTAAGTGTTACATCAGCAGGTTGTGATACGAGTAGTGCGCCATACATTGTTGTCATTTGTTTGCTTTCTCTAGGTGATTGTTTGTATTTGGATTATTAAGTTGTGTATTTAGTTGTATTCGATTGTTTCGGGGATTGGGTGAGAGTTAGTAATCATGTTGCCAACATTCTCAACATCATTAAGTAACTCGGTAAGTGACTCGAACTGTTCATCATTCTCGATACGCAATTCGATTACTTTGTTTATCTTTCCAACAACAGAATTGAGAACTTCAACGAATCCGTCAGGTGGTTCGTTGCCCTCATTTACCGCTTCTCTTGTTGAATGTGCGATTGCCATTAAACCCATTTGTATAAATTGGATTTCTTCTTTTGCGAAGTCATACATTGGATTCATTTGTTTTCCTTTCGTGGCTCTAACTGATTGTGAATCAAGCAGAACCAATCATCTTTGTCGTATGCGACAAGTGTGTGTTCGGTATTCATTTATGCGTTTCCTTTCGGTGTCTGATTAGTGTTTGGTAAGCGAAAGATGAGCGAACTTCAATCTGCTTTTTACAATCAGGGCAGACAATAAATCGCGCCATGAAGTTCCTCTCTTTCTTGTATTGGTTTATTTAGTTGTATCTCGATAAGGAGTCCATGTAGTCCAGCGAGATTCGCCTTCTACATTTATACGAACCTTTACCAAGTCAGGAGATACAGGAACAATCTCTTCAATAATTCCTGTCACCTGAGATTTAGTAGTGGTGAATAAATCACCGATTGTGTATGTGTTGTTATTTGTTGCCATGTTGCCTCTTTCCGTATGTTGCTACCGCAACTGTCACCGAATCTCATTCGCAGAATCGGTATCGGTGACAATCACAGTAAGAACACAAAGTTCTTAAACACATAAGCGAAATTACTAAGTATGAATAACTCGTATCGTCATTACTGTCATTGTTCTTGGAACAGATTGGTTACTGTCGGCACTAACTGTTGTTAGCAATCCATAAGTAATGACGATTTGAGTTATACAACTTTCCGTAACTCGTCTAAGCCCTACTACTATTCACAGATAATTTCGTATCTGTTGTTCGCTGTAACTTGTCGAACGCTCGTTATCTAATTGCGAATGAGATAAGTCCTCGCCACTCCGTTTGCTCACGAATTAAAACGCGTTATTTGTTTTATCGAACTTACTTAATTGGTAAGTGTTTTTAATCGAATGTGTTAGCAATACACATGTCACAAATAATTTGTTTCGTAGTTTCTTAGTCACTATTTAATTCAACGCCTCTAGTTATTTCGCCACATTCGCCACCAAGTTAGGTGCTGAACTTATGTTCAACGAACTTCACCGCTAGTGCTAGTGCGTTTTGCGTTTTTCACTTCTGACTACTTGCGAATCGGAATCGCTCGGATTGGCGCTTCTTTTCCGACTCGCGTTGGTCGCGTGTGCGAGTCCAATTATGCCACAACTGACCGACTCAGTTATACACGCCTGTTTATAGGCGTTTCCCACGCTCAGGGGGGTAACTTGGTTGAAAGTTCAACTATCCGCCCCAAGAGCCCCAAGTAACTTGGGGTCTAGCCGTAGAAGTTAGTTCCCACTTTGAGCGTGCGCCCCCACATAACTAATCGCGCCAAAGAGTTTTTCTTTTCAGTAATGACTAATACAAAGAATGTAATAGATAGATAATAAACAATAGATAAATACCAAGATAAGTAACTCAGTAACTCAACTGAGTTAGTCAGTTATCAAATACAAATAAATAAGTTTGTAATAGACCCAAGAGCCACATAAATAAGTAACTAACTGTCACCTGAAGGAAATCCGGTAAAGATAGTTACTAAGTAACTCAGATAGCCCCAGACCTACGCAGTTAGTTACTTAGTCATTACAAGGAGAACAACTGAGTTAGTCATGTAATAAAGATAATTGAAACAATTAACAATAGATACATAACTAACTCGATAGACAGATGACAACATAACTAAATTACCTGATAACAATTCGCTAGATGACATGGTGGCTTGGTAGTAGGCGCACAAGCCATTCAGTTATTGCGACAGTAGCCGAAGTGTTGTCACCAAGATTGTCACCAAGTTATTTGTTACACCTGATAACAACGCATGAGTTGAACAACAACCACCTGATTAGTAGTCAGGTGGTGAGTGTTGTTGTGTATCACTAACACATGACCCCCCCACCATTAAGCGTGATACGCGAGAGGAACAGCCAGGTGAGAAACATGGTTGACGATGTGGGGCCAAGGCAGTAGCCGTGATAGGCTCTCTATATGAGCATAGAGAAGCGGGTTGGTAGGGTTTGGCTGTATTTTGGTTGGAATTTTAAGCGGGTAGCCTTTGGAGTATCCATTGACCGCTATGATTTATCGATTGATTTCCTATTTTGGTACTTCACAATTGAGTATTGGGGGCATTTTCATGGCTAGAAGAGGATTACAAAATCTGCGCCTAGAGATTGTTATTCCTCTCAGTACCGACAATGTGACCCCAGAAGAGTTGACCTTCATAACTAAAAAGTTCAAGAGGGCCACAATTAACGTGCTACGAGATGTTCACCTGTATTACAGAGATGTAAAGGTAAATGGAACCCTAGAGCATGTGACAATTAAAGAATCTAACGCCCTAATAAAGGATAACTAGATGACTATTACGGTGTACTGGTCGCCTTGGGCCATGATTGACCGCATGACTCTGATGAATCTAGTCATGGAACCACCAAAGCATGTGTGGAAGACACTTCCTGCAGTAGATGACCGCACACCTCGAATAAACAACTACAGGGCCTGTCCCGCATCTACAACTCATTTAAAGAACACATACGTCCTTTCGTGTCCGTATAGCGATAGAGTTGACTTTTCGGGCGATACATTCAACCCATCCTTCACAGCAACGAACAATATCTGGATGTCTCGCAATAGTTCGTTTGAGAATTCGTATGTAATCGACTGCGACTTCCAGTGGATATTCTTTGCGGACCAGCCATTAACAATGAAAGTTACTCCTCCATATCTACATAAGACCTCCGTTAGTAGCACCGGATATTTAACTCCTGGTCGATTTGATATTCATCGCTGGTTTAGACCCGTATCATCTACCTTCCATCTATTTCCAGGCGAAACATCCTTGACTATGACCGAAGATGAACCGCTTGCCTATGTAGAGTTCGACACGGAAGAACGGGTAGTGTTAAAGCAGTTCGAGTTATCTCAAGAGATATTCGATATAGGAAGTAACGGAATCAAATTAAAGTTTGAAAAGCCTTCGTTATCTCTAGAAAACCTCTACGGAAGGTTTACAAACAGCAATAGACCAGCACTTCTGCTAAAACTTATACAGGACAAGGTACTAGAGTAAGGATAGGGCTATGAGTTCCGGACAACACAAACCACATCGCGGCTTTAATAAGACGCAGATAAAGGATGGCTGGATAGTCAGATTGCGCAAAGATGGCACGGTAAAGGCCAAACTTGAGCCATATAAGGCTACCTCCCCTAAAAAATAAGTTTTTACATACAATTTTTAGGCAGTAGCCCTATCATTTGCTTATGGCTAATCACGTACCCGATAGAGGCAGCGACCCAAAGCGTCGCCCAACACCAAGTTGGAATCCGAGTCTCTCTGGACATCAGAGTGCTTATGATGCAGCAGAATATGGAATGAAGACATGGATGAACTCGCCTGCTCATCGTGGCGCACATGAATGGCTAGTTCACCACAAGCCGTTAGTTGGTGGTGGCGACGGGCATACAATGTATAAATATCCCCGCATTAGTCCAAGTATTGAGGACGGTAAAAAGGGAATTACTGCTCATCATCCTGCTGGTGCTTTCTTCATTCCTAATGAAAACATCAGTGAAATGCACCACGTAGAACGTGACAATGTAGAACCGGCATGGGTACGTGAAGAAAAGTATAGACAACAGCGCGAACGCGACGGCTTTCAAGATTAACGCTTAAAATTCTCAGTAACGGCTTCATAATAGTCTTATGGCCTTTATTGTAAAGAAGAACCCTACACAGAAACTCCATCAGGAGTTAGGCCATCACGCCCTATCTGGTGAGCAGTTCTACTTTAGAAAAGAAATGCCCAAATCAATGTATGTAAATGTCGCCATGCAGATGATGCCTCCATCAGGGGCAACTAATACAGCAAGTAGTACAAAAGCATGAGAACTGACGAATACGGCGGCGACTTACCTATAACCAAGATGGATAATGGTCAGACATCCACTAAGTATCCTGGTCTAGGCTGTCCACATTGCCCTGCCAAATTCTTCAATGGCGATAAGTACACCTCTCACGTCGAAGGACAGCATCCAGATAAACCTCGCAGTCATTCTGTAGAGGACGACGTGCACCGAATCGACTATCACTACTACGCAACGCCCGTACATCCGCACTGGTTCATTCTTAGCGATAAGAAGTCGGGCAAGATGTTATCTAACATGAACCTAAGTGAAGAGGGCGAAGTAAAGGGCGTAGAGACGCATCCAAAGTATCAACGACAAGGATTAGCAACAAAGTTGTGGGACTATGCAAGTTCACTTGGTCATATGGGAGTTCCTGCTCCAAAGCACTCGTCAGGAAGAACAAGTGCAGGAGAGGCATGGGCTAAGAAAGTCGGTGGAGAATTACCTGCTCGTGGGCGTCTGCTCAGTGCTCGTCAGATGAATATGATGATTGACTTTAGTAGGGACGAATGAAGAAGACACCTCCTCCAACTAACCCAAGTGGTCGTAAAAACCTTTCGGAGGTTCAGTTTAGGTATTTCCCACCTGAAGACAGATACTCATATCATGAACTACATGCTATTTCTCCAGATTCTGAAAATAGCAAAAGTAAAACAGGAAAAGGATTAGTCGTCGGGCGGCTACAGTGGCATCAACGTACAGGTGAAGTCAACTGGGTGCGCACACATCAAGATTATCGAGGTCTAGGTGTCGCAACGACTTTGTGGGAAAAGGCTCATAAGTTATCTGCCGATACTGGAATAAGAGCGCCAAAACACTCTAGGCACCGCACCGAACTAGGTGAGAAGTGGGCAGGCGCCGTTGGCGGCGAAATGCCACCACGCTCTCACTATGAGGAGTGGTGATGAGTCTAAACGATAAGCAGTTCAAACGTCAGAAGTTAGATGAGCACAGAGCACGAGTCATGTCATTCCATGCAGACTTAGCGCCAATGAAGAAGACCATCCGTGAACAGGGCGTTAACTTCTCTGCTATATCAGAGCACTTGAATAAGAACTCCAGATTGTTATTTGGCAAAAAGTTAACTAAGCGTGAGCGTCTGAGTTGGGCTATACGTAAGCATGCCGAAGACCCAGAGAACTTCTTAAAGAACATAGGTATGCAATGAGCGCATCAGACAACTTGGGTAAACAATGGAAGCAAGACCCACTAATCATGACGCCAAAAGAGTTAGAAGGTCATGTACAAGAAATCATTGAATCAAACCCTCATAGAACAACAACAGAAAGAATCCAAAAGTATCCTCACGGTTCTTGCTATGACGCTGCCTGTTTAATTCATGGTTATCTGCCTCATGGTTCACACGTCGCTGTATATGGTGGAAAGCACCACGACCCAAAGTCTACAAATCCAGAAGATTGGTACAGCAATCACTTCGTACATCACGTACCTACTACAGAGGGCATGCACGCCGTTGATTTAACGCATCATCAATTTGATTCTTCAGAGAAGACTCCCCTAGTAGAGCCACTACAGAAGTTTCAAGATAGAAAAGTAATGAAGGGCTTTAGAACTCTGCGCACTGATGCAGAACACGCAAAGTTGTACACAGAGGGTAGAAAGACCAAGCCTCTAGGTAAGAAGATGGCTAGAGAATTGCGCAGGGATGTGACATGAGTGCATCAGATAATCTTTCAAAACGTCAATTTCCACCTATGTATCACGGAACTCGTGCAGAGATAAAAGGCAACATAATCCTTCCTGCAATAACACAAGGAGAAGGTCCACACGCAAAAGCATTTGCTACTAGTGACCCAGAACAAGCATATTTCTTTGGCGAATCAAAATATCCAAAACAAGGCAAACTTGGAGATGTAACAGTCTACAAAGTAGAGCCATTAACAAGTTATTACAAAGCAGAGTCGGGAAATCTAGATGATGAGACTTTCTACACATCTCCTCATGGATTTAGAATTATAGGTGAACATAAGTGAGCGCACCATTATCAGGACCGTTATTTCACGGCACTATCGAGACTCTGCCAGAAGGTGGAGAAATCAAGCCACGTGACAAGGGTGATGTTGCATGGGCAACAGGACGACTCGATTATGCAGTCAAGCATGCCGAAGAACGTGTACGCACTGGCTTTGGTGCTAAGTCTGGTGGCGAGTGGCCAGTTCATCATGGCAACATCTATGAAGTAGAACCAATCGACTCCAAGAACGTTCATCACAACGAAGCACATCCAGACCCAGATGCATACTATTCAACAACTGGCTTTAGAGTAAAGCGCCAAGTGGCATCTGCTATCGGCCCACAAGAGGACCGTGAAGTTATCAAGAAGCGATTTAAGACTTTCGACCCAAAGAAAGAAAGTTATGTAGAACGTGGCAGGGAACGTTTCGAATGAGTAACCTTGGCAAACAGTTCGTTCTCTATCATCGCACTGACCCTAATACTGCTGGCAAGATAGTAGAGTCCAAGAAGTTAAAGCCATCAAAGAGTGAAGACCAGGTATTCCTATCGACAAAACTTCACGGGGGCGCAAAACCATTCGGGCGTTCTGTTGTTGAAGTAAGTGTCGACCCTAGAGCACACTTTACGAATATGTCTGCTAACCCAGATGTTCACGAAGATGAGTCTTGGTATGGTGTCGAGCCGCGTCACGTGCAAGTCTTAAGAGCATGGACAGAACTATGACCTGTCGTCACGTGTATGAGTATGTTGGTGCTGCAATCTGTCCCGCGTGCGGGCGCGATACGCACGAGCCAGATACAGAACTTCATCACAAGTTGTTTAATGAGCATTACGAGCAGGGACGTCATCTGGTATACAAGTGTCCAGTTGAGGGCGGCACAATACGAGGCTGGTGGAGTATATGAGTGCACCTTTATCTGGGCCGCTATTTCATGGAACAAGCCATCCATTTAACAAGGGCGATATTATTAAGCCTATGGAGATGGACCACGCACATGCCACAAAAGACAAAGCATATGCCGATAACTACTCGACATTAGATGCAGAACGAGATTACACTAGAGACCCAAAGTCTTTATTTACATATACCTACAGAGTTAGTCCTGTGGATGAAAAAGAGATGCACTCAGAGACAGAGCCATGGAGAACTGACCCAGTTAAAAAGAACCTACGTCTTGCTAAAGACATTCCTAATATCTACGTATCCAAAAAGGGATTTAAAGTAGAGGGCATCGAGTCAATGAGAGCGCATCCACAGATAGTTACCGATAACAAGGTTCTAGAGAACGCTCTGAGCGCTTGGAGACGAAAACGTGACAAAGAAGAGTCCTAATCCTGCCAGGGTCAAGAAGGTTCAGGAGTTGAGGCGCTCTAACGCTGCTACCCCCATTCCCTCTAAGAAGGTCTATACAAGGAAGAAAAAGCATTCAAAGGGCGCAAATCGGACGTCTCTTTAGGCTCAACCCCTGATTGACCACTTTGGTATCCTTGGGTCCTGGAGGCGAAGGGGAGAACATGACAACAATCATTGGCGTCCAATACGACGACCACTGCCTATTTATGGCAGATAATCAAGTTACATTAGATGGTGGTCGTCGTTATAAGCACCCCAATATGAAAAAGATTAGCAAGGTAGGCGAATACCTTGTTGCAGGTTCTGGCGAAGTTGCTCCTTGCGATATTGCGCAGCACTTATGGAGTCCACCTGCTATGTCTGCCAAGGACAGAAAAGATACATACCATTTCGTTATCGCTAAGTTAATGCCATCGCTACGCAAATGCCTTGAAGATAACGGCTACGACTTCAATGAAGGCAAATCTGATGGCAAGTCAGGTGAAACCAGATTCAATCTTCTCATTGCCGCTAATGGTCAAATCTTTGATATTGCAGATGATATGTCTGTTTGTATGTCAGATGCTGGCTTCTATGGCGTTGGCTCTGGCTCTCCATATGCACTAGGCGCTCTCTATGGCGGTGTTAAGCCTGAGAAGGCTATGGCCGTTGCTGAAAAGATAGACGTCAACACTTCTGGGCCGTTTCAAAAGGAAATCCAGTACAAGAAGTAACTTTTGTGAAATAAATCACAGTCTGCTAATGTTACATATGCGGCTCGCCAAATGGGAGCCATTACCTAGTCTCGTCTAAGGAGAGATTATGACACCCTATGAAGTTGCAAAAAAGAAAACTCAATATCCAGATTACGGCAAATACTTTGAACAAAAAGAAAATCCTGTAAATCCATTCGATTTAATAAGCCCAATACTTAATTCAATGACCATCGGCCTTGAACGCCAATTTGGTCTTCTTGAAGAAATGCGAAATGCGCCAAAGCACACATATCCCCCATACAACATTGTTAAGGTTGATGACGATGAGACTTACATCATCGAGATTGCTGCTGCTGGCTTTTCCAAGGAAGACATTGAACTCACATATACAGAGAACCAACTAGTTGTAAAGGGCTCTAAAGATGGAGATGAAGCCGACTACCTACACAAAGGTATTGCCGCTAGAACTTTCGAGAAGAGTTTCATTCTTGGAGACGATGTAAAGGTTGTCGAAGCCAATATGACTGATGGAATTCTGTCCATACGTCTTGAGCGAGAAATACCTGAGCATAAGAAGCCACGGACTATAGAAATCAAATAAAATATCGGAACAATTTAATACGAGGCTCCTGGGTATGAGCACGCAAAAACTGCCCATTTCATCTGATAGGCTCCTATCTTCACAAGAGGTAGGAGCCTTTATGATTGTTAACCTAAGCAAAGAAGAAGTTCGTGCATGTGCAGATATCGCTCTAAATAGATGGTTAATGAAGTGGGGCAGTATTGACAGACCAAATTACGCTGGTGAAAACAAAGCAAAGTTAGAGCCAGAAGTGTCAGCAAACATTCGCACTATCGTTGCAGAATATGCTGTTGCAAAACTTTATAAGATGCCATTGACATTCCCGTTCTATCCAAACGAAGAGCACCCATTTAGAAAGCACATTCCAGATGTTGGCTCTAACATTGAAGTCAAGAGTGTCAGAACTCGTGATGAGATTCCTGTCTTTCCAAAAGATATAAAGCCTGGTCATCTTCTCGTGGGCGCACGCGTACTCGACCGCGACTTCTACTCTCAAGTAGAGGTATATGGATGGATTCGTATGGAAGACACTCAAAGAGATGAGTGGATATACGCTCCTGAAGGTTCTTGGAGAGTTCCACTACATGAATTTAACGACTCAATACCAGAGTTGATAAATGTCTAGCAAAAAAGATAAGAGGAAGAGGAAGAAGATTAGACACGCAGAAGCAAGATGGAAGCAGGCACAACTACGTGCCGCTCTTGCCAAGACTGAACTAGACCTAGCCATACAGACTTTTAAGGATGGAATGGGTGAGTTGACTGAGGAACAGGTAAAGGCAACCGAAGAGAAGGCTCAAGAGCAACATAAACGCATAGAGGACTTCCTCATGCAAGAAAAAGAGAAGTACTTAGAAAGACTGGGAATCCAGCAAGACTGATAAAATCAGTTCGTGCTAAAACTAACTACACTCCTCTTGGCTCTTACAGCCCTTCTAACCGGTTGTGGATATGATGGACACTATCGTTATCCTTGCCAAGACCCAGCAAACTGGGAGAATGAAGAGTGCAAACCACCCTTATGCACTGTTGCTGGCGCATGTCCAGAAGATTTAGTTGGACCAGACGCAATAAACGGAACATCGGACACTACAGAGGAAACCACCAATGAGTAATAACAGGTATACATCAGCAGAACTAGATGCACGATTAAAGTTTGCATTAGGAATTATGTTGGGAGTAATTCTTTTATCCACAACACTTGGAATTCTCTACGCTCTTATCTTTGTTACGCAACCTGTAAATGCTCAATCAGAGAATGACAAGATGTTCTTCAATGTTCTTGGAAGCGTAGCAACCTTCATTACTGGAACACTCGCTGGTCTATTGATTGGCAAGAGTGGCGCCCAAGAAATGAAAGAGGCAATGGAAAACGGTTCTCCTTCTGTAACAACTGAAGAGCCTGTTGCTTCTTCTCCAGAAGAGGTAGTGGCAGAGGTTCAATCTGGAAAAGATAATTCACAGATGCCTGATGAGCAGGACATCGACGAAGATTGGGATAAAGACTAATGGCAGAACTAGGTACAGCAGCCAAACTCATTGAGATTGCAAAAGAAGAGATTGGCTATATCGAAGGTCCAAAAGACAACGAGACAAAGTACGGCGCCTTTACAAAGGCTAATTTTCAGCCATGGTGCGGTTCATTCGTTATGTGGTGTGCAGATAAGGCCGGAGTAAAAGTTCCTAACACTGTATACACACCAGGTGGTGCTGCGGCATTTAAGAAGTCTGGTCGTTGGTATGACGCACAGATTTGCGACCCAGAACCTGGTGACATTGCCTACTTTGACTTTCCTGGTGATGGTGTAGAGCGAATCTCTCACGTCGGTATCGTTATCAAAGACAACGAAGACGGCACTGTATGGTGCATTGAAGGTAACACTTCTGGCGACCCAAAGAAATCACAACGTAATGGTGGAGAAGTTGTAAAGAAACTTCGTGCCTATAAAAAGAATAAACAGAATGTACAGATATCAATCGTAGGATTTGGTCGTCCAAAGTTCAAAGGAGCGGCAAAGACTGAGGCTGCAGCACCTGCTGAAGCCAAGGTCTGCAGTGAGTGCAAGCGACCACTGTAGTGACCACTACCGACACTAGAGCGCCCCTGACAGCGATGGACAGGTGCGATAAGTGCGGCGCAGCAGCAATGATTCGTGCTACTTTAATTACCGGAGAGTTGTACTTCTGTGGGCATCATGCTCGTCAAATCGCAACTCCTCTTGTACTTAAATCAATCGAAGTCTATGACCCACAAGGTGTGTTTAATTATGGAAAACAATAGATACGTACTTGGTCAGGGGATGTATGGCGGTATTAAAGGAAGTTATGGTCGTTATAGTGTTGGGCCTCGTGTGAATAACCTTGCTGCTCAATTTAATGACTACATGGATACTGTAGAAGAGAACAAGCGTCGTCGTTTCAAAAGAAAAAGAGAATCAGGTTATTCAGGCGCAGGATTTTGGTTTGGTCTTTATCCAAATATGGTTGGAGCGATGGGTTCTGGAACTGGTGTAATGAATCCAGAACAAGTTCCTGCTGATGCTGGCTCTGGACAAACTGCTGCAACTACAGATGGAATGGGAATGGGTGGAACAACATTTAACGGAGCAGCAGGAGTAAGTTGATGGATGAAGTATTTGGTTCGCCAAGAATGCAAAGACAAACACTACGTGTTAATCAACGTCGTGGAATAAAGCAACACTTTAGTTACAATACTAACTTAGGTTACAAATCAAAAGCAGAGCCAAGCGTTGTCTCTTGGAGCAATCGAGGACGTGGTGTACAAGGCGAATCTGTTAATTCACATAATCCTGCTGCATCAAAGTTAATCGTGCGAAGAAATTGGAAACCAGTATAATTTAGTCTTCGAGGGGTACAAAGATTCCGAGGGGTTTTTTGAAATTACTGCGTTCATCCGCAGCACAATCTGGTTTCTTTAGTCGAATATCTTTCTTAGCAGGAGCGTTATTTATTTATGCGCTTCTAGTATTGAGTCCTGTTCGCGCAACTGAGCCGTCTCCAGAACCGACAGTCTCTCCATCACCGAGCGAAGCATCACCTTCACCAACACAAAATCCAACGCCAACCCCAACCCCAAGCCAAACAGAAACCACAGCACCTGCTCCATCACCAACTCCTTCTCCAACAGTAGAACCTTCACCAACTCCTACGCCGACAGTCGAACCTTCTCCTAGTCCTTCCACAAGTACTTCGACTGAACCCTCTCCAAGTCCGACTCCAACGCCAGAACCCTCGCAGTCTTCCACTTCAACTCCGTCTCCAACTCCGACAGTTTCTGACGGTGCAACCGCAACTGTTGCTCCAACATCAACACCCGCTCCATCTTCTGAGCCGAGTCCGTCTGTATCACCGTCTGCAGAACCTTCACCTTCCGCTTCAGTGGCTCCGACGCCCATATCCAGCCCAACACAATCCCCGTCCCCAAGCAATACACCACAAACGCCCACTGCCACCACACCTGAAACACCTACAGTCACCTCCGTACAAGCAAAAATTGAGACGGCAACTGTAACGCTAAATACTGCAATTGAATCGTCAACTGTCACACAACAAGCGGCTGCTGCTACTCAAATAACAGAGGCTCAAACTGCTATATCTGTAGCAGAGTCTGCGACTGTTACGGCCATCGCTGCACAAAACACAGCCAATGATTTGTCTTCTGCTCCTCAAAATACAAAAGTTTATACAACAGATGGATATGTAGCCCCAGCCCCTGTAGATACTCCAACTGTCACGACGACAGTTCTTCCTACAATGTATGACGCTGCTACAAAAATTCAAACGCCTTTTGATATAAAGATGGGTGACATCCTGTACAACGGTCAGGGGCCAAATAGTCAAATCTATGTAACATCTAAAGCCACAATTACATTTGGTACTGGAGATTTTAATTGGTGGGATTTCCCAAATACTCCAAACATCTCTGTATTTGCCAGCGACTATCAAAGTGCAGGTACAGGAGCCTCAACTGTTGTAACTACAACAGAAACAACACTTGAAGTTGACTGGAAACTTCATAGATTTTCTGACCCAAATGGTCCTTTAACTAATGTCAATTGGAAGATGACAGTTAATCCAGAAACAGGTGAGTGGACTGGTATTGGAAAAATGTCAGGTAATACAATTCTTTGGAATGGCCCACGCACGGGCGTGCGCGAGACCGCAGGACAGCCTGTGCAACCAATGACAAACGTTACAAGTGAAACTGTCGCTGCAGCCCAAACTGCAGCAGCGACTGCAATTGCTACTGCAAATGCACTAGCAGATACGGCTACAGCAACTGTTGCTATTGCTGTGACCGCTCTTCAAACTCCTGTTCAGCCCGCGCCATCACCTGAGCCCACTCCGACTCCCACGCCCACACCACAGCCAGAACCAACGCCAACCCCAACACCAGAGCCAACCCCAACCCCAACACCAACCCCAGAACCAACTCCGACATCAGAACCTACTCCTCTTCCTCAGCCCAATCCCACTCCGACTCCAACGCCTGAGCCAACTCCCGAACCGCAGCCACAGCCACAGCCACAACCCCAACCAGAGCCGCAACCACAACCGCAACCCACACCCGAACCTTCACCTCAACCTACTCCTTCTGAGCCCACGGCTCCAACACCTCAACCTGAGACTCAACCTCAGCCAGAGAAACCTTCTGAACCTGAGACAGAGCCAACTGAACCTGCTCCAGAGAATCCAGAAGAACCTTCTGAAGAGGAAACAGAAAATCCGGAAGAGGAACCTGCTGACTCTCCAGATGACAACTCTTCAGACACTCCAGACGAGACAGAGAATCCTGAAGACAATCCTCCAGTTTCCGATAATCCGTCAGAAGATACGGATTCATCTACTGATTCAGATACAGAGCCAGAGCCGACCCCCACAGAAGAAGAGTCACAACCCACATCGCCCGAAGAAACTGACGAAACCGACGACCCTGTGGACGAACCCCCTTCTGAAGAATCAGAAGAGCCAGAACCAGACAACCAAGAGCAAGAAAATCAGTCTGAAGAATCACAAGATACTCCTATCGTTGAACCAAGTAAGCCAGAGCCTACACCAGAAACGGTCATCTCCAACGCACTTTCTGATGGCAAGTTAACAGCCGAAGAAAAGGCCGTTGTAGTTACTGCTTTGATTTCAAGTGTAGCACCAGGTGAGGCTATATCTAGCGAGGCTATAAAAGAAGCAGGCATCACCTATGAAGACCTGCCTCCAGAAACACCAGTCGATGTTAGAACCGATGAGAACGGTAATGAGGTTATCATTACTGCAGAAGTTGCAGCCGCTCTTGAACTAATTGAAAATCCATCTGAATTACTTGGCGAATTATTTAATGACCCAGGTCAAGTTCTTCTTGCACTGGGAAGTATCGGTGCAGATATGTCGCCTGAAGAACGAGAAGAAGCAACAAAGATGGTTGTAGCAACTGTAGTCGCTGCAGGTGCTGCTATCAACGCTGCTGCAGTTGCCGCAGCAACAACTGGAGGGTCAACTGGAGGCAGCAGTTCAGGTGGCGGAGCGCCAACTGGAGATATGAAGGCAGTTAGGAGACGCCGCAAATGATTAACTTCTTCAAAGATATGCTTGACCAACTTTGGACACTACTGGGTATGTTTATAGCCTGGATTGTGCTTGACGGAAGCGCAAAGGACGTAGTTGGTTGGGCAACTATCGGAACGTTAGTCGCTTGGATAGCCACGTATCCACTGCGCAACCGCGAAGACTAGAGCATTATTGACCTTGAGAAGGGCATCTCAACTAGGAGAGATATGGATAAGAAAGCACTAGAAGCAGCAGCAGCCACGTACCTACGTGCGGCAGCCGCTGCAGTTGCTGCTCTATACATGAGCGGTATCACTGACCCAAAGACCTTGGTAAACGCATTTATCGCAGGTCTCCTTGGCCCATTGGCTAAGGCCCTAAATCCAAAAGACCCAGCATACGGGTTCGGCGCAAAAAAGAAGAAGTAATACATAAATGATGACGCTCGAAGCAATCGCTGCTGCAGTTATCCTTGCAGCGTCAATAGTGACGGCTTTGGGCGTCATCTTTTTACCAGGTTACAAAAAGACAAAAGAGTTTCTTAGTTGGTTCGACCATTTCCGTAGAGATTGGATGGGAGAAGAAGAGGCTCCTGGTAGAGACGCCGTACCCGGCGTCATGGAACGTCTAAATAAACTGGATGGTGAGTTGAGTCAGAATAGTGGTAAGTCCACAAAAGACGTTGTTAATAAACTGCTATACAAGCAAGAGAAGATTGAAGAGAAGGTTGACCTTATGCTAGAAGCCTTCGTTGAGATGGGTGAGCGCTTGATTAAGATTGAAGACTCGTTAAATACCCCAAAAGATTAATACTGAGGGATTATTAGCCTATGAGTATGCAGCCCTCGTTTTCCAGTGGTGATGTAAACCCCTTTGCTTGGGTTGCCAATAAATTGGGCAAGTATCCAAAGAAACAAGAAGACACTCCATTGGACCATGCTATGGAGATACACAAGGCTCACTATGCTGCACATCAGTATGGAATGGAAATGGAGTCCCATAAGGCTGCTCTTGAAGAACAAGCGGCACAAGCAGAGCATAATCGTAGAAAAGAATTTGTCACGTCAGTGCTCCGTCATGCAAAGCATGAAACTCCGATTCACATAAGCATGGGCGACTATGCAACTCAATTCACAAGAAAACCAAAACCAGAAACACCACAAGGTCAAGCACCAAAACAAACCAAACAAACCAAACAAATAAAACCTAAGAAGTTGGCCTACAACGACCCAGAAACAGGTCGAATTAAATATAGAGAGGCATAAATGCCGGTAGCATTAAATGGTGATGACGACGCCTATAAGTCATTTAAAGCAGGCTATGATGATAGAAACGCTCCTCTAACACCTACAGAAAAGAAGATGATTCGATTTTCTAATCGTTCGTTTCAGTCATTAGCAGATAGAGACCAAGCAATTAGGTCAAGGTTTGGAATGCATTCAATAGACTATTATAGAAAACTTGAATCACTTAAAGACCATCCTCAACTTGGTAAACAAACTCGTAGCAGACTCTCTAATCTTATGTCTACTCCGGGTCCTATGACCGGTGGCGCTCCCATACTTGATAGCAAACAGTTCTCTCATGGATTGGATTGGTAATGACTACAAAAAAGAAAAAACATCATAAGTCAGCAGCCTGGACTCGCAGTGAAGGTAAGAATAAGAAGGGCGGATTAAATGAGAAGGGTCGTCGTTCGTACGAGCGCGAGAACCCTGGCTCTGACCTAAAGCCACCAGTAAAGCGTGAACAAGCCGCAAAGTCTAAGAAGTCGGCAGCACGTCGTAAGTCATTCTGCGCTAGGATGGAGGGCATGAAGAGAAAGAACACCTCTTCAAAGACTGCTAGAGACCCTAACAGTCGTATTAACAAATCACTACGAGCATGGGACTGTTAAATGTTTACAAAACTACTTATTAAACTTGGCCTAAGAGAAGACCCAAAAAAGATTATTGAAAAACTACTTGCAGAGGCAGCCTCTGAACAACCTGTTGAATACGTAAAGGTTCTGCCTAAGAAGAAGCCTGCAAAGAAGGCTCCTGCAAAAAAGAAGGCCACCAAGAAGGCTAAATAATGAAGTGTGCTAACTGCGATAGGGATGCTTTCTACATATATCAAATAACCAAGAGTGTTGATGTTCCTTATTGCGGAAAGCATTTACCAAATTTTTTAGAAGCACGTCGTAAGGCTGGTCTTTTAAAGACTACAGAGCAGTTAGAAGTAGAGAAAGAGTCTGCTTTAGACATTTTGGCTACTTCAGAACCAAAATCTAAGTCTAAGAAGAAGAAAGCGGCAGAAAAACCGAGTCAAGAATGAAGGTCATTCGCAAGTTCGCAGTACAAGGACATGCTGTACCATCATCCTCACACAGTCCAAGAGGACCGTTTCCGCCTGAAGTCCTAGCAGGGCCTCAGATGGCACACGGGGAAAACAACTCGGATTCCTTACATCCAGCACTAGATGAAGTTCGCTTCTTCAAATGTCGCGACTGCGAAGAAGTTCTTTTTGAGACTGAACTAGACAACCACACATGTGAGGAAGAAGAATAAATGGCCGTAAATAACAATGGGAATCTACTCGATTCCGCAGGAAATGTTTGCGTTGACAGAGTTTGGGGCAATATGCCTATGCAGCCAAACGATGAGCGCAGCGAAGCAGTTCAAGGTGACTTGGACGCAACTCTAAATGACCATGTCATTGCTTATGCAGGATGGAATGGTTATCCACTTTATACACCAAACGATGATGGAGCAGGCGTTGGATATGTAAACGTCCCATCTGTTATTGGTGTAGTTACAGCAACCGCTGTAGATACTCTTGATGATGCTGGTCTTTCAGTAACAACAGCATCTGCTGCTACAAACACTGCAAAGACAGTCACAGCAGTGTCTCGTACAACTGGTTCAACAACTATTCGCTTTACAGCATCAACACACGGATATGCTATTAATCAAAAAGTAACCGTATCTGGTCTTGATTCTGAGTTCAATGCTACTTGGACGATTGTTAACGTTCCAAACGCAAACGCGTTTGACGTTACAGGAACTTCAACAGCATCTTATGGTGCAACAGGACTTTCTGGTTCTGTAGTTGCAGTATCTGGAACAATCAAGACACAGTCTGTTGCTGCTGGTGGAGCAACGATTGCAGTAGGACAAGCAGTAACTATTACTCCTTGGGCATAAACTAGTTAAATGGCAAGAATCAGAGGTCAGGGTGGAGCGGGTCGTCGCTCTGCCCTTCCCTCTGCGCAAGAACTTCTTGGAGCAATGGGTAAACCTTATGGATTTGGTCCAAAACAAACTTCAGGAATGATGAAAGCCTTATCACAAGAAGGTGGATTCCAGAGTCCATTTGCTGCATTACCAACTGCAGCGTCTGCTGGTGAATTTTTTGAAACAATCTCTTTAATTAACGCAGATGAAACTATGCGTTACTACAATCCTCAAAGTCCTACAGAAGTTGCTCGTAGAAATCAGGCAGGAGAGGCTGTATTTCCAGGACTTGGCGAAGATGTCTACTACATAGATGCACAAGGAAACTTTGTAGACCGTTCTGCTGGTCGTAAATATTATGATGAAGATTTAGACACAGGTGAAATTGTTGTTCCAGGTTTGAAGGGGCCACAAGAAGGCGAGTCCGATGCTCCAGCGCCTCTATCTCTAGTTCCTACATCTACGACAAATCCTGAGCGCCCAAGAACTGTGGCTGCTGGATATGACCGTAGTCGCTCTGTACTGACGGTTGTATTTCGTGATGGAACTTATTACAACTATTACGAGGTCACTACAACTGAGTGGCAAGATTTTAAGCGCCGAGTTTCAAAAGGCAAATACATTTATCAAGTTTTAGACTACAAACCACGTGGGCCCGCAAGCGTCAAGTCTCTCCCATCTTATGCACGCTCTGCTTTGTATAAGATTACTCGTGCTATACAGTTAACTAATGAGCGTAAACAGTATGACCGTATGGCTAAACGAAACACCCCCAAACCACCAAAGGCAAACAAACCTAGAAAGAGATAAATGCCCAAGGCACATAACATTGGACCACTATTCGTACAAGTAACAAAGTTTCCTTACGAATGGGGCAATAAACTCATGGTTAGGGGCTGGACCCAAGAAATTGAAGAGCCCTTCAGAACTTCTAAACCTGTAATTTTTAGGCTTCCAAACTACAAAGCCATAGTTTTTGGACTATGGAGTGGGTCAAAGACTGAAGAGGATGCGTTAAACTCGGCTCTAGAAAGGCGGGATGTAACTTACGATGATTTTACGGAAGAAGCGGGATGGACACCAGCCCCAGACTCGGATAGAGAAGAGAGTAGCGTCGATTTCCACCCCAGACTTGATAGCCTGGATGGAGCACTCGATGTACCTGATTGGCAAACATATAACGATTTATCAGAAACAAAATAGCGCAGCAGACTTAGATGAAGTTCTACTGGGTGCAGAAGCCTTTCACGCTATTGCAAAAGAGTTGAAGAAAAGACACGTATCCTGATATGATTTTAACGCGTTGCCTCTCTACAGGTCTAGCGTTGACCCACCCAAAAGGTGGGTCTCGCTGTTTAATGGGTGTGTATGGAAGAAGATAAATTTGAAGAAATAAACCCGGAGTTCTATCTTCAAGACGAACAGCCCGTTGAAGAAGATGTGGATGAGCCGTTAGATGAGTTATCTCAACAGTTTGTAGACAAACTTATAGACAAGATGCTTGAGTTCCTCAAGGTACTTGTTGGCCATGATTTACACCCATACCAGAAGCCACTCGCTCGTCGTATTATGGAATCTGTCATTATTAATGATGGTGAAGAAATAACCGCTCTTGCTTCTCGTCAGTCTGGTAAATCTGAAACTGTTGCAGACACTGTTGCAACGATGATGATTCTACTTCCACGTCTTGCAAAGTTATATCCAGATTTACTAGGCAAATTTAAAGATGGAATTTGGGTTGGATTATTTGCACCGACAGAAGCACAGGCTGAAACTTTATTCGGTAGAACTGTTACACGACTTAGTTCAGAGCGTGCAGTAGAAATTATGGATGACCCAGAAATTGATGACACAGCCGCACGCGTAGGCGGGGTAACTAGACAAATTCGTTTGAAAAAATCTGGTTCTACTATAACGATGATGACAGCAAACCCAAGAGCAAAGATTGAATCTAAGTCATTTCACCTTGTAATTATTGATGAGTGCCAAGAGGCAGATGACTTCGTTGTATCTAAATCTATTTCACCTATGTTGGCGTATTACGCTGGAACAATGGTAAAGACAGGAACTCCAACTACCAGCAAGAATAACTTTTACCGCTCTATTCAGTTAAACCGCAGACGACAGACTGGACGTGCTGCACGACAGAATCACTTTCAATGGGATTGGAAAGATGTAGCAAAGTTCAATGCCAACTACGAGAAGTTCATTCGCAAAGAAATGTTGCGTATTGGTGAAGACTCTGATGAGTTTCAAATGTCATACAACTGCAAATGGTTGCTTGAACGAGGAATGTTTGTTACTTCAACGATTATGGATGAACTTGGAGATACATCACAAGAGTTAGTTAAGTCTTGGCACAAGACTCCAGTTGTTGTTGGCATTGACCCTGCTCGTAAAACAGACAGCACAGTTGTGACAGTAGTTTGGGTTGATTGGGATAGACCAGATGAATTTGGTTACTTTGACCATCGTATTCTTAACTGGCTTGAAATGCAGGGAGATGATTGGGAAGAGCAGTATTACCAGATTGTTAATTTTCTAGAAAATTACGACGTTCTTGCTGTTGGTGTTGATGCAAATGGTGTTGGTGATGCGGTTGCTCAAAGATTAAAGTTACTTTTGCCAAGAGCCGAAGTTATGTCTTTAACATCTAGCCCGTCTGAACAGTCGAAGAGATGGAAACACCTACAAGCCTTAATTCAACGAAAAATGATTTCCTGGCCTTCTCATGCAAAAACACGGCGCCTAAGAACTTGGAAACGTTTTTACCAACAAATGGTAGACGCAGAAGTACAATATAAGGGCCCTAATTTCCTTGTACAGGCTCCAGATGAATCCTATGCTCACGATGACTTTGTGGATTCTCTAGCCATAGCCTGTTCATTAACTCAAGACCTGGTAATGCCAGAAGTTGTAGCCTCAAGCAATCCATTCTTTGGTTAGCCACACAAAATAGACAAAAGGGTGGAAACTATTACCAGGTATACCTAAACCTAGAAACAAGGAGTCTCCAATGGCTATTTCTCCAGCACCTCGCTTTCCAGAGCGTGCACCAAATATCTACGAGCGCAAGATGGGTGATAACCCAGTACGCCGTGGACCACTTCGCTTTGAAGAAGGTGTCGCAACTGACACTGATGTTCCAAGTGATTTCCAGAAGGGAATGGCACAAGGTTCTGCTGTAGCACCAGGTCGTCCAAATCGGAACGCACCTGTTTGGCAGAAACCAGCCGCTGAAACCCTCTCAGAGCGTGCACACGTAGGCTCTGCTGCTTGGATTGAAGCACCAACAATGCTTGGTGAGTTTGCTCATGGCACATACACAGACCGTGCAGAGCAAACAATTGAGACTGTTGTACGTTCCGGTGGACGTCAACAGCGCCCAGCACCAACAGTCGTAAACGACTAGTTATTTAACAACCTGAACCCGCTCATACGGTAGTGTATGGGCGGGAACAGGATGCATTCGGAGGAGTCAAGTGAGAAAACCTGCTAATCCAAAACTGTATGCGATGTTTGTCGCACAGGCCAAAGCAAAATATTCTAAATGGCCTAACCCTGGAGCAAGTGCTTGGGTTGCAAAAAAATATCAACAAGCAGGTGGTCAATACGTAGAAACAACAGAAGCAGACCGTCGTCGTAAGATGGCACAGAAGAAACAACAGCACGCTCAAGAAAAGAAACGTTCAACTAAAAAAGAAGATAAAAAATCCGAAAAGGATAAAGGCAAGAAGTAATGTCATTTCTTGATTTCACGCCACCGTCGTATCGTGCGGCGTCATCAGACCTTACTATTTCTATTTCACCTCTTGG